TTATGAAGGTGCGCCCGGGTCACATGGCCCCAGCGGGCCAGCGACACCGCGACCAGCGGCGTGATGTCAGTCGACAGGCCCTTGCGGGCCCACGCCCAGGCGTCGCCCAGCGGCCGGGTCGCGGCCCCGGCCACCGCGGCGTCCAGCGCCGGACGGGGCACATAGCGCAGGGACCGCTCGGCCACCGCGTCATAGAACCCGCCATCGGCGGCAGCCCGGGCCCGGGTGGTCGGCCGGATGACCTCGACGTCGGCGGCCTCAAGCGGCGCGATGAGCGACCCGGCCGGGCCGGTGTCGTCGACCACCACCGCGCACGGCGACCAGCGGGCAGCCAGCTCGACCAGGCGCCCGACCACCCACCCGATACCCGGTCGGTGGTCGACCACCTCGACGTGGCCGAGCCCATCGGGGCGCAGCCCGGCGACCGCGACGGCGGCATGCGAGCGCTCGGGCGTCACGTCGGCGGCGAAGGCCACCGGGTCGACCATGGTCGACTCGGCATCGGCCAGGGCCCGCCAGTCGGCTTCGGTGATGACCAGCCAGTCGGCCGGGATCTCTGACGGCCACCAGTTGAGATAGGCCCGGCAGAAGTCGGCCAGCTCCAGCCGCTCGAACTCATGGCGGATCCGGGCCTCGGTGATCGTATGGCCGAGCGCCGGCATGCACCCCCACCACGTCTGCGGGTCGCCCGGGTCCGCCCCGGCCGGGGCCGACCACTCGAAGTAGGCCACCGACGACCCGGGGCCGCGCCGGCCGCGCTCGACCTTGCCGCGGAAGTACGCCGAGCGGTGGGTGCCGGCGGTCGAGACCACCCACAGTTGCGGTTGGGGGCGGGTCACCATCGTCGGGCTCAGGCCCTGCTCTAGTCCCTGCTCCAGCGCCCACGCCTCATCGACGACGGCGACGTCGAGCACGTCAGAGTGGCCGGCCTTCTCTCCCGGCGCCGTGATGCCGTGCCAGGACCCGTTGTGCCAGCGGATCGCCTCATCCCCACGCTGGTAGCGGGGCTTGAACTCGCCCGTGAACGGGGAGCGCTGCAAGGTGGCGAGATGGTCGTCTTCCCACTTCGCCCGGGCGTGAATGCGGTCCTGGGCCCCGTACAGCATCCTCGACCCGGCCCAGCGGCGGGCGCGATGCACCAGCACGCCCAGCTCCAGGGTCGTCTTGCCGGACTGGCCCGGTGTGGTTAGGTCGACCTCGGCATAGGCTAGCAGCCCGGTCGCCGGGTCGAGCTCCATGGCCACGTCGGCGACCAGGCGTTGCCAGGGCATGAACGGTTTGCCCAGCTGGGCGGCGATGGCGGCGACCTCGCCGCCCAGCGTCTCCCGAGACGGGTCGCGTGGGGTCGCGTACAGCGGCGGGCAGTCGACGGCGACCGTCATGGACACACACACCGGGCCGGGGGCGCGGGGTCTACCGGCCGGTCGTGATGGGGGAACCGGGTCACCATCGTCTCGACTGCCGTGGTTGCTGGCGCGGTGGCAGGCCGGGGCGGTCGCCCTTGCTCTCGTTGCAGGCTCGCTTGCACCACGGGCAGCGGCTCAGGCTGCCATGGACGGGGCGCAGGTTGGCGGGGTCCAGGGCCAGGTCGGGGCGGAGCTTGCGGCTGATGACGTGGTCGACGGCGCCGGATCCGGGGTGGCCGCAGAGGTAGCAGACATCGGAGGCGGCGAGCACGGCGGCGCGCAGCCGTCGCCATGGCCGGCCCGTGGGCCCGCCCGTGCTGATGCGGCGTGGCAGTGGAGAACCCTCCTGGTGTTGGAGCGGGAGCGGAAGAAGCAGCAGGTTTGGCTGGGCCGTCCCGGGGAAAAACGCGCTTGAGCGTGCGGTGGGCTCTGGACTCTGACGCGCCGACGGTTGGGGGACCGTCGATGTGAAGATAGCGGAGGAGTCCGTTTGGGAGCGGAGCCTGCCGCACGCAGCGTCTGTCTATGGCTCACATGCGTCTGCGGTGCTTGCGCGCCCGGGTGCGGATCTCGTCTTGGCAGGATGGGCAGCGGTCGCCGGTGACGACGGGGCGGCGGCAGCCGATGCAACGGCGCTCCTGCTGCTCGTGACCGGGCAGCCACGGCGACAGCCGGGTGTTGTCCTTCTTGCGGCCCATGGCTACCGACGCATCCGGGCCAGGGTGGCCAGCGGGACCCCCGAGCTCCCCGAGCCTCCCCCGGCCCGGACACCAATGACGCCGGCGCCAGCGTAGGCGCCCACCCTGACAACGGCCACGTGGTCCAGCGCAGCTCGGGTGCGGGTGACGCGGCGCCGGTCGGCCGACCAGCGGCTACCGCCCGCGACTTCAGCAAAGCCAACCGACAGCCCGAGCGGTACTCCGTCGCGGGCCAGCTCCAAGACCTCGTCGCCGAGCGCCGTCTTGGATACCCGCCATGCGCCCCATGCCGCGTCGGCGCGTTCTTCCAGCTCGACGGTTACCCCGATCGGTAGTTCCTGGTTGTCGCGGGGATGCTTGGCGGTGAGCGGGATCCGGGCCGGGTCGGTGCCGGCCAGCGCGCCGCGCTGGAACGTCTCGACGACCAGGCGTCCCCGGTCGAGCACGCGGGCCTCGACGCCCCACGGCAGCAGCTGCCCCTCCAGGGTGCGGCCGTCGCCGCCGTTGCGTAGCTGGAGGGTGGCCGGGTACTCAACGCGGTTCATGCGATGCCCTCCTGGGGCGCTGGCTGGTTGTCGATGCCGGCGACGGGCGGGCGGTCCTCCAGCTCCCGGACCTCGCTTCGCAGCAGCCAGCCGGCCTCGATACCGAGCTTGTGGGCCTGGTAGCGGTCGAGCAGGGTGGCCCGCACCAGGGCGCCGGCGTTGAACTTGGCCCGCTGGGTCGACGGCAGCAGCCCGGACACGGCCCGCTCGATGCGGTACAGCCATGGCCGCAGCGTCCAGGTGAGCAGATCGGTCGACCGCTGCTCCGGCGAGGTGTAGGCCTCATGCCCGGCGGTTTCGCCGCCCATGGCCTCGGGTGGCACCCCGTAGAACCGGCAGATGGTGGCCACGTTGAACCGCTGGGTCTCGATGAACTGGGCTTCCTCGGGGGCGATGGTGATGGGCTGGAAGCGGGCCCCGTCGCCGAGCACGGCGATGTCGCGCTTGTGCTTGTGCCGCTGCTGCCAGCGGGCCTTGAGCTGGTCGGCCTGTTCCTTGCCGATGCGCTGGTCGCTGGTGAGCACCCCGGAGGGGATGGCGGCGTCGCCGAAGAACTGGCCGCCGTAGCGTTCGCTGGCCAGGCCGAGCCCGATGGCCTCGCGGGCATAGGCGATCGGGGAAAGTCCTTCCAGCTGGCCGGGCCACGGATAGGCCTTGACGTGGAAAACGTCGGCGGGGTTGACCTCTTCGCCGTTGATCCTGATGACGCGCAGCCCGTCCCCGCTGGTGGTCACGGTCACGCGGTCGGGATGCACGAGGTCCACCTGGGCGGGTAGCAGCCCGGCGCCGCGGCGGTCGGTAATCAGCCCCCATGCGTTCCCGCGCAGCAACAGGCTCACCATCACGGCCCACAGCCAGTCGGCGAGCTCGGGGAAGTCGGCGCTAGGCCGCTGCAGCAGCGGCGGGGTTGGGATGGGGTCGCGGTCGTCGCCGCGGTAGACGTGCAATGGCAACGTACTGACGCTGTCACTGAGCAGTCTGACGCAACCCCAAACCGTGCTCAGGCGCAGCGCAGACTCGACGGTGACGGGCTCGCCGGCGGCGGTCGGCCGGGACTCCTCGGCCAGCAGCTGCTCTAGGGTGAGCTGCTGGCGGTTGCTAGTCCGGTCCCAGACCCACCTGTCCCACCACGACACGCGGCCCTACTTCTTGCGTGGCGCCTCCCGAGCTGGCCGGCGGGGATGTCCGGCCAGTCCAGGAGGGATGGGGTCGCCCTTGGCGACGAAGACGCGGGACCCGTGCCCCTTGTCGTCGACCTCGCCGACGAGCAGGTCGTCGTCGGCGAACTCGGGCGGCCCGGTGGGTCGGTTACGGACGTCGGCGGGCTCGCCGATGCGGCGCGCGAAGTCCGGGCCGAGTTCAGCGTACTCGACGGCAGCG